TATTTGGATAAGAGAACAGGCTAAAAAAGATTCAGATGTTAAAATTATAGACCTAATTCAAGAATTTTATAACTTTTATTTTTCAACAAATGGTCTGAATTTATATCCAAATTATGAACACATTCAGAGTGCATTTTTCTGCAATCAAGATGGTCTTAGAGCCATGTATTCGTCAATGTTTTCTGATTTTGATTTTGACGATTTCATAGAAACGAAAGAACAAGAACTAAGAGAGTTTTTAATTTCAAATAAGAGTAGATTCGTTGCAAATAAAGGAACAGAATCTTCTTATGATTACTTTTTAGCTACACTTTTTGCTGATATAGAATATCAACTATCAAAAGGCATAGACGATACTTTTGTTTTAAATGCATCTGAAATGAATGATAAGGTAATTACTGATGGTACTGATTACCAAGAATTTTCTATCAAGATAGAAGCATCTATAGATGAAAAATATCAGGACGATTTTATTTCTATGTTAAAGCCAGTTGGTTTTTATATGAATCTAAAAGAATCGCCACAGACATTCGTTTCAATGCTTTCTTATGTAAGTAAGAATAATCCATTGGCAGTTACTATATCTGGAACTTAATCATAAATAACAGTATGACAAACGCAAATAAATCTGAAAAACTCTACTCTTCAAGTGCAGAAGAATTCATAAAATCTGCGTTTAAGGAAGACTATTATCTTGGCTTTGGTGTAGGTAAAGCTGGATATGAGAAATACACAAATAAGTTATCAAAAGTTGCTGCCAATAATGCAATTTTTGGAAAAAGAGTATTACCCAATTCCATAACTGCTGTAATTGAACGAAAAGATTGGGAATCTAAATCTTATATTCCCTATAATCCTGGTGTTGATATAACGAACAGTATATGTTTTAATAGTACAGATGCCGGATTATATCTTTGCCTAAAGGATGGATCAAATAATAAGCAAAGTTCTTTTGATTCTGAAAAATCCAGATATAAGCCATCAGGCTCTGCTGGAGTTGTTCTAGAATATCCAGATGGATATCAGTGGATTTTGATAGCAAAAGATCAATTGAACAATTACTTAACGGATTATGTTCGTATTCGTGGCATCGATACTATGATTCAATTTAAAGGCCCTACAGCCGATGCAGGAAGTCCAACTGGATCTACTGGCGGTGGTGGAGCTACTGGGCTTAGTGCTGGCACATGCTGCCTATACGCCAAAAGAGCGATTGATATTAATGGTGTTTGTTTAGATAAAGGCGATATAGTACAAGCTTTCACAGTTCCAAATAAAATAACATGTGAAATATTTGGAACTCTTTTAGATCTGCATCCTATATTTAAAGGTTCTTTACTGGGGGTTTGCGGAGGCTTCTTCAATTATTCAGGAACCGCAGGATGTACTCCTTGCAATGAAACTGAATCAAGCGTGACAGTATTTGAGGTTTATGGCGATATTGTTTCCCAATATTCTGTTTCAGATCCATTTAGAATAAATTACGAAACACAATCTACTGGTTTCAAATCAGGGGGATTGGTAAATGTTGTTTGGTGGGACGATCCTACAAAGGTATTCTATGTAAGTAAAGAAGATCCAGAACTTGTTTTGGATTATGACGGAACAATAGGAAACTTTAAAGCGTATCTGAAAACTGAATATGTTGGTTCTAATTTGGGATATAAAGTAATTGGAGTTAAATGGATCAATGCTTTAGATGTCGAAGATTGTGTTTATATTGAGCCGATTGCTTTAGAAGCTGGAGTCATAGGAACAAGCCCAAATGGAGATTTTTCTCAATGTTTGACTCAAATAGAATTTGGGTTTACCCCAGAAGCTGATGGTGATTATTTAAATGTTTATGGTTTGTTAAGACCGTCTAAAATTGCAATTGAGAATTCTTTAACAAAGAATGAATTGGAAGAGCTTACTCCAACAAACCTAAATCCAACATTTCAGTTAGATTCTGTTTTCATCTCTAAAGGAATAAAGTATCCAGATGGAAGAAAATTATCCCCTCTAGTCAACAGAGCATATACTCCATCTTTAAATAAAACAGCAGCCACTGCCACAGTTCTTGATACTTTACCGATTACTGAACAAAGTTTTATTTCTGATCCTGTATCAGCATCTGCTAATTATTTCTCTAATAAACTGAATAGAACAAAAACATCCAAATATTCAGCGGATTCAGTAGAACCAGCAAACCCGTTGTCGGCTTATAAAATGACAAATTTGGGTGGTACTGAAGTGTTATTAACCTCTTATACTGCGGCTACTTCTCTAACAGGAGGAATAACATTAAATTATTCTAATACAGATAAAAGTAGCGGATCAGTTACTATTTCGTCTTTAACAAAAGCACCATATACATTTGATGGTTGTGAAATAATTTTTGCATCAGATACAGATATCAACAGTTCATCGTCTACATATAAAGTAACAGCAATTTTTGATATATCATGACATACCCATTAGACAACAATCAATTTCCTTTAACTAATTATCCATACTCAAGCAGAGCATGGGGTAACAATGAAAACTTAGATCCAAAGAAGAATTATACTTCAGTTGGATTTAAGCCTGGTTCAAAGTTGCAAGCATCAGAACTCAATGAGATTCAAGAAAATGCTATGCTTCAACAAACTTTAACTCTTACCATGACAAGAGAGTGGTTTAATGAGCTTCTAGGAAAGACTGCTGGAGGACCAGCATGGGAAGGAGCAATGCCTCTTTTTCCAAAGACCCATCCTCTTGGCGGAACATATTCAAAATTAGTAGGTTATACATTTGTAAACGGAACTGGAATAACACTAACATTTAACTCTGGATGGTATTTGCTTACACTACCATCAGGATTAAAGCAATGGTTCCATTTAAATTCCGGTCAAACTGCATTTATTAATCCAGTATCAACTGTAGAGTATTATGCAGGAATTTCATTTGGGCAAGATTACATAGACTGTTCTGAAGATTCTACCCTATACGATACTTCAAGTGGATCACCCGCAGTTTCAATCTGTGGGGCTGATCGCCACCAATTAACTTTTAGTTCACTATCAATTACTGGGGCATCCGGTTTTAGTGATACCACCTTCAATAAAGTTCTTTCTATCACCTTGACAGGATCTACATTAGGAGTAAAATATATTAATGGCCTAACTATTTGAGGTATAATTTATGAGTGAACCTAAAAAAGATTGCGGTTGTAAAAAGAAAAAGTTTTCAGATTCTCCTCTACCAAACAAAGAACCAGCCCTAAAAAAGGCTCTGAGCATGATTCAGAGCTATTCTATGGCAGTTGCATCTAGAGGACTTAAAGATAAAAGAGTAGATAAAACAGTAAAGCAATTGAGAGTTCTTAGTTGCTTTGGTAATGAGCATAGCGGAGGAGAATTACCGCCATGCGCTCATCTAAAGAAGTCCACAACTGATGGAAAGTTTTTCTGTGGGGCCTGTGGTTGTGGTGATAGAAAAAATACCTGGCTTAATGGAAAAGAAGAAGAATATAGCAAACTGGATTATCCAAATGTTAGCTGCCCATTAACAATGCCTGGATTTAGCAATTATACTACTAGCTTGCCGCAAGAAGCTCAAGAACCAGAATCTAGAAAGCATTATATAGAAAATTTAGAATTTAATTCTGTGCAAAAAGTTGAAGTTACAATGCCAGAAACCCCAAAAGAAATTTCTGATATTTTAGAAAAAATCGCACAGAAAATGGAAGAACAGAAACAAAATCCGCCTCCTCCACAATAACATAGATTTAGTTGTGCATAAATATTTTCAATGGCACAACCAAATTCAAGAGACTCTTTAATCCAATACGCCTACAGGCAATTAGGTGCTCCGGTAATTGAAATTAATGTAGATTACGAGCAAGCTAATGATAGGCTTGATGATGCTTTGCAATTTTTTTCAGAGCGTCATTATGATGGTGTTGAAAGAGCATATTTTAGTTATCAAATAACTAATACTGACATACAAAACAAATATATTGATACTAATTCTTTAGGACCAATTGTTGGTAGTTCTGGAGGAACACCAAATGGATATGATATTTTATCAATTATTAGAGTTTTGCCATTCGGTACATTAAATGCAAATGAATTATTTGATATTAGATATCAATTGGCATTAAATGATGTTTATGGTATTAATACAAACTTGGGGTTTGTCAATTCTTCACCTATAGCTAATTTTGATTTAACTAAAAGATATATTCGTTTGATTGAAATGATGTTTGATCCTGAAAGAACAATTAGATTTAATAAAGTAACAAATAAACTTTATATTGAGGCTGATTGGTCTTCTTTAAAAGCAGGAACTTATATTTCTATTGAAGCTTATGTTAATCTTGATCCTGATACTTATCCAGAAATTTATAACGATAGAATGCTTAAAAAGTATTTTACTGCCCTAATTAAAAGACAATGGGGAGCAAATCTCTCCAAGTTCGATGGGGTTGCATTACCCGGTGGAGTGTCGTTGAGAGGCGGTCAGATCATGGCAGAAGCCATGCAAGAAATAGCAGTCCTTGAAGATCAAATAATTTCTTCATATGAATTACCCCCAGATATGATGACTGGATAATATGGCACTAAATCCTTATTTTAGATTCCAGGGAACTGAGCAGAATGTTGTCGAAGATAACATTATAGAAATTATTCGTATGATGGGAAAAAATCTTTGGTATATTCCCAGAGAAAATGTAAATCTTGATAGACTATTTGGAGAAGACCAATTAAATAAATTTACGAAAGCATATCAAATTGAGATGTATATTGCATCTGCTGCTGGATTTGAAGGAACTGATGTAATAACTAAATTTGGTCTAGAAGTTAAAGATAGAATAAATTTAATTGTTAGCAAGAAAAGATTTAATAACGAAATTACAACTAAAAATTCTACAATTATAAGACCTAGAGAAGGGGATCTTATATTCTTTCCTCTTAGCAAGACTTTATTTGAAATAAATTTCGTAGAGCACGAATTACCATTCTATCAATTGGACAAGAATTATGTGTTCACTTTAAACTGCGAAACCTTTGTGTATTCGGCAGAACAATTCGAAACTGGCAATACAGATATGGATTCTTTGGCGGATATCAAACAAGAAATCTACGATTTTATCATAGGTTCAACATTCTCAGGATTTACAGCTGCATATAACCGAGCTGTTCGCGGAGAACAGTATTATGTTTCTGGATCTATAGCAGGGACAACATCATACTTCCGTATGCTTGATTATGGTGTGTCTGGTTCTGTAATGACTGCCAAGTTGGGTTCTATAAATGGGATTACTTTCTCTCAACCAACAGTGCTTACGAGTTCAGTATCTGGATCTACATTTAGAATTCTTTCAGTATCTTCTACCAATGATATGGTCACTATCAATCCCATATTGGACGATCTCGCTGGAGAAATACAACCATTGGATTATCAAAGAGGATTTACTGGATCTGGAAGCAGAATAGATACTCCTATAATCAATTTTAGTGAAATTGATCCATTCTCCGAGGGCAATTATTAATGTTTAATTCATATGATAATCAATCGATAAGAAAATTAGTTATTGCCTTTGGTTCATTATTCGATGAAATTTATGTTTCTAGAAAAAATGATACAACTGGAATTACAGAAAATATAAAAGTTCCTATTACTTTTTCATCAAAAGAAAAGTTTTTAAGACGATTAGAATCAAATTCATCAATTAGTGATGATGTTAAAACACAGATAAACATACCATATCTTAGTTTTGAAATTGCTAATATTGCTTATGATTTTGGAAGAAAAAGAAATAAATTAACAACCACATCAGAAATAATAACCGCATCAGATGGAAGTATATCTGAAAGCTATAAAACATTTTCAGAAACTCCAATAAGCGTAATTTTTAATTTATATTTTTATTCGAGAAGTTTAAATGAATTATTTCAGGTATTAGAGCAGGTTCTTCCTTATTTTAATCCTGAATTTAATATGAGAATGAATTTCAATAAGATATTTAAAAATGTAAATGTTCCTATTGCTTATAGAGATTTTAAAATAATTGACGATTATGAAGGATCTTTGCAATCAAGAAGAACGATGATAGGAGTAATGTCATTTAATGCATCTTCTTATGTTTTTGGCGAAATAAAACCAACTGTTGTTATTGAAGATGTAATAGATGATACTGTTATTGATATTGATATTGATATTGATGATCCTCCAATTCCAATGACAGAAATATTAATTAATTCTACTTTCGGTAATAGTACTTACTTTTTACCGTTTGGGCAGTCTGGTTTTGCTTCTAGTTTAACTTGGACAGAAACTGGTGTTTTTGATCTTAATACAACTGTAAGTATATTTACAAATACAAACAGTTTACTTTATACTCAAATAATCCCGGCAGGAACATTATCTTTAACTAATACACAGATTACAAATATGATTTCCGGTATTTGCGCTCAATTAAATATTTGTGGAATGGATGATGGTTCTTTGAGAAAATTGGTTTTAAGAATCCAAAACGGAACAACAGTTGCCCAAAAGGATTTTAGAGTTATTATGGATTGTACTACAGCATGTCAATAAAAAAATTAAATGAATTTTTTGAAATAGAATCTACTGGCAACACAGCTAACAATCAAATTCAGAAATCTTCTGAAAATGATTATGAATATGCCAGAGAAAATCTATACGATATAATAAACAAATCAAAAATTGCTCTTGAAGGAATCATGAAGGTTGCGACTGAAGGCGATTCTCCAAGAGCATACGAAGTGGTAACTCAAATGCTGAAAACAATGTCTGAGATTAATAAAGATCTAATAGATCTTGAAAAGATAAAGAACGAAGCAAATAAGACCACTATAAAAACAACAAACAATAATTCATTCTTCATAGGCTCCACTAGTGATCTACAGGACTTAATCAATCCTGAAAGAAGTAAGAATAAAGCTATAGAAATGATTGATGCAAAGGTGGTAGAGGATGTCAAGGAAATTTAAGGGTTACTTAGGTAATCCAAATCTAAAAGAAGCTGGAGTAAAGATTGACTTTACCGAAGAACAGATTCGGGAATATGTTCGTTGCTCCCAAGATCCAATTTACTTTATTAAGAAATATGTCAAGGTAGTATCTCTTGATAAAGGTCTTGTTCCTTTTGATTTGTATGATTACCAAGAGGACATGATCAATAAAATGCACAATAACCGTTATCTTATTGCTAAACTGCCGCGTCAGTCTGGTAAGAGCACAACGATTGTTGCATTCATTCTTCACTATATTCTTTTCAATCAGAGCATGAGCGTTGGTATTCTAGCCAACAAGATGAATACGGCTAGAGAAATTCTTGGCCGTCTTCGTCTGGCCTATGAGTATCTTCCCAAGTGGCTCCAGCAAGGTATCATCGAATGGAACAAAACATCCATTCAGCTTGAGAATGGCTCAAAGGTCATGGCATCTGCCACATCATCATCGGCAGTTCGTGGTGGATCATTCAACCT